ATCGCTCCTTGACCACTTCGCCGAACAATTCCAACACCTCAATCGCCGTCGCCAGTTTTGACGTTTCTGGCATTACTTTAGCGTTTGCCGCCACCGTCTTGGTAAACGCGTCGGACAGGCTCGCCAACAATTTGGCGCGCTCGGACGGCATCAGCTCCTCGACCGACGTGTCTTGCAACATCGTCATCGTCGATTGGTACTGCACCAAAAAACCCGCCAACAGCGAGCGGCTCAAGTCTTCGATGCCTCCGCCCGCCAGCGTGTAGGCTGCGCGGACTTTGTCCCAATCGTCGCCGGTCTCTTTGGCAGCACGTTTCCAGCTACGGGCGGTCGCAGTCGGGATTTCGCACATCATCGCCGCGATTTCGAGTGTTTGCCCGTCGCTGACGTACAGTCGGCGCAGCTTTTCGCGGGTTTCTTTCGGGTGTGCCATATCAGCCTCCGAACTTGGCTCGCAGCAGTTCCCAACCCGTCGTTACAATCACGCCGCCGAGACCGCCATAAACCGCAGCAGATTTCTTGCAGTCTTTCTTAATTTGCTGCAATTCCTCGTCCATGCGCGCCTGATTGGCAAGCAGGTCATCCTGCTTGGCTTCGATACGCGCCAAGGCTTCTAAAATCGGGTCGATCATGATTTGTCCGCTTTCCTGTCTAATTTTTCATTCATTTTTTCAAGTTTGTTTTCGATGCGCTCCAAAGACGCCGCGATATTTTTTCGGTCGGCTTGGGCGTCCTGCTTGGTGTGATAGGAGAGCTTGACATTGTGTAGCTCCTCTTTAAGGTCGTCGATGCGCTTGTCTGCCTCTTTCAGACGACCCGAAATGCCGTTGACCCAAAACCAAAATGCCGCCGTCAAAAGCGGCCAAATGGTTTTAAAACCAAACTCAAAGTCCATTTAAAACCCCTTAAAACGGCACATCGCCGAATACGATACGCACCGCATAGCCTTCGGGATTTCGGCTCGATGCCTCGACCTTTTGGCCGTCAAAAAAGACTGAGTAATATTTCCGCAAAATACCAATCACATCAGCAGGGGCGGTCGCCGAAAACTCCACACAAAAGGTCGTCTGAAAATCCTTATCCATACGCACTGCGTACTCAATGCCTGCTTTATCCAATAGGTCGGAAACATGAATGACAAACGGCTCTTGTTCGCGCGCACGGCTCAATCCCAGCTCTAAATCCGCATGGCGGCAGGCGACCGTGCGTTGTACCAACTCACGATAAGTCGTCATTGCGCGCCCTCCGAACCGTCAACTTCCGCTTGACTGTTGACCCATTCGCGCCACGCCTGATTTTGGTTTTCCAGCTCCGCCACATAGCCGCCAAACTCGGTGGCGTGTTCCAACAGCGTGGCCGTCTTGCCGTCTTTCGGCGGATTCGGGCGCACCGGCGCGACCATCAACGCGGCAGGCGGCATCGGCATGACCGCCTTTTCGACAACTTTAATTTCCGTAGCCGAGGGCGCGGTTGTAGAGCTGCAGGCCGTGATGGCCAAAGCCGTCAATACAATTACCGCTTGCATTTTTACGGTCTTGAGTAAGGACATTTTCGATTTCCTTTTTATTTTCCGTTTTCAGACGGCTGACTTCCGCCTGTTTTTTCGCCAAAGCCATGCCGACGGCGTGCGCCTTGACTTCATATTTTTTCGCTTCCGCGCGTGCCAGTTCCAGCTCGCGCGCATAGTTTTGAGCCGACAACAGCAGGGCTTGCGCCTTGTCTTTTTCCATCTTGTCGATGACCGCCTGCTGCTTCGCAAACGCCGACTTGTAGCCTTGATGGTGCGACACCGCCAAACCCGTACCGACAAGCGCGATGATGACAATCGGTTGCCAGTTATTCGCCAACAGTTTCACGAGATTCATTCTCGACCTCCTGCCGTTTCACGCTGACCAGCGAGCGTGCCACCGCATAGCCGCCCACGATGCCCAAATACACCGCCCAAACCTCTGCCGAAGGGTCGGGCAGCATGACGAATTTAACCGTCCCCGCCGCGCAGGCAACGTTTGCCCACAGTTTCGAGTGCGACACATTGCCTGTCGCGGGGTTTTTGAAAATATCGAAAATACGCATCTTAATAACCATCCCAACCGTCAATCATATTTCTTACTTTCTCGCTTTGCGTTTACGCGCCGCACGTTTCGCGGCTGCCACGCCTGATTTACCCAAGCGCAGGCTCGGATGTTGTTTTAAAGAGCCTACCCGAACAGGGCTTGGCGTGATTTTGATTTCAGGTAACGGCGGGACGCCAAAACCGTTTTTCAACTTTGCACAATGGGCAATACATAAAGCAATCAAAGACTTTTTCATACCTTCGCCGCTCCCAATTCCAGCGCAATCGCGTCCGCAATCGCGCGGCAAATGCCCCATTTAGTAGATTTAAACAAGGCTAAATCCGCATCATTGCTGATAAAAAACGGCTCAAACACAATGCCGCCGGCCTGCGCATAAGCCAGGCGCGAATGCTGGCCTGCGTTATCCGGCTTAAAGCCGTCTTCGCCGCGCAGTTTCCAGTCGGTCGCCTTGGCAACAGCCTTGCTCAACACCTGACACCAGCGTTTGTTTTTGACGGTACTCAACGCCTCAATGCCCGTAGCTGCTTTGCTTGCGGCCGCATTGGTATGAAATTCAATCGCCACATCCGAGCCGCGAATCAGCTTGACCGCTTCGCGCAGCGGCATATTGCCTTTGCCCGTGCCGTCGGTTTTAACGGTCAAGCCGTAGTCATCGCGCAAAATAGATGCCACGATGTTGCGCATATCCTGCGCCAAGTCCGCCTCACGGTCGGAGCCGTTGCACGCGCCCGGGTCGGTGTTGCTGTGTCCGGCGGTTAAAGTTACAGTTTTGCCCATAAACATCTCCGAAAATCAAATCACAATTTATTTTCAAAACCTTATTTAACCTTTTCAGACGGCATAAGACGGTCGGCACAAATGCACTTACTGTTCCGCAGACAAAAAAAGCCCTGCAAAAAGCAGGGCAAAGGTCCACTCACAAGGCACACAACACAATCAAGCTGCAAATAAATCCGTCTGCGCTCTTGCCGCCGCATCGCGGTCGGCCTCTTTTAGGATATAGCGGATATTGCGCGTAGACAGCCGATGAGCCAACACCAGCTCGCGCACAATAACCAAATCGCTCAAACCCTCCGCACTCATCGCATCATACTGGCGTCGGATAAATCGGTTGCGTAGCTCGCGCATCGCGTCCCAGCAGCGCGGAATGGCCAAAAAAGGCTGACCGGCATAGGCTCGCTCCAACCGCCCCGCAGCCTCCTCGCCAATATCCTCGACCAGTTGTGCGTGTAAGATTCGGCTCTGGCGCGTATTGCGCCGGCGGTTAGAAATCGGGTAATTCGTCCCGCCCCAAACCTTGACCATGTGAAACGTCGCTTCAAGCCCGATGACTGTAATCATCGCCACCACGCTCTGCGGCAGAAGATGTTTCACATCCTCAAAGTCCTGCTCTGTCATTTCCCAACTTACACTCATTCCTATGCCTCCTTCTTCTTTCGGTTCGCCGCAATTTGCAACGCCGCCACCAGCTTGTGCATATTGCCGTCAGACAACCATTCCACGCGGTCAACTTTGAACATCTTTTTCGCCGTACCGTGCGCATAATTCCAATTCCAGCCGTTATCCAGCAGCAGGGCTTCGATTTTGCGCATCATCGGGTCGGCAGAGCTTCGGCGGTTCGGACGACGGCCTGCCGTTTTTTTCGGCGCAAACCCATGTTGGCGCAAATCCTCGACCACGCGCTCCAGCTCGGGGATGCTGCACTCGGTACACGACCGCTTGCCCGTCACGCGCTCCAACACCGCGCGATAGGTACCGTCATCCAAGCCCAGCTCCTTTTGAGCAATCTTAATTTTCGCAATCAACGCCCGGCGCATTATCTCTCCAATACAACATATAGTATAAATTAGCGCATATTATACCAATAAAATACAATATATAGTATTAAGTTGATGTTTTTTTGCGAAACTAGCAGACACAAAAAAGCCCCCATTTGGGGGCTTTTGTTATAAAAATTTAATCACTACCGCCATCGTTGCGGCGACGGCTGATATCAATCCGGTAGCAATCATAATGGGATACCACCGAGCTTCTTGGGCTATTTTGACCGATTCTGCATTTATCTTATGCGCATCTGCGATGATTTTTGCAATTTCAGCGTCCACTTTTCTGAGTTCGGCCTGCTTCATTTCATTATCCAATAAATCTTTCATTTTTTAAGTCCTTTTGGTTTTTCGGGCTTGCTTTGTGCTTCCCGATGAGTCCTATTATACGCGATATTTTCGCGTAATCAAGAATTATTTGAGCGTATCTTGCAGCATGACCCACTTGCGGTGCGGCATCCCCGAATGGTCCTTGGCATCAACTGGAGCAACCCAGTTTTGCACAGTGCGTAACGCCGTGCCAGTACGTCGTCCGACCTCGGCAAGGGTTAGCCCGTATGTATTCATCAGAAATCTTAAATTTGCAGGGGTGTAGCCTGCTTCGGGATATTTCATTCGGCCTCCTATTTTGTTTTGCAGCCCATCGCCATTGCTTCGGCAAAAACCGACAATTTGATTTTGTATTCCAATACATCCGCCCCTTTTTTTGGGGCGGTCACTATAGGCTCAGTTCCGGCGGCAATCTGATCGGCAATACTGTTAATCTCTCTCTGCCTGAGTCGTATCAGGGCCAACAGATTTTCCGCTACCTCATCAGGTATGGCTCCCTCGCCGCTCTCCCAACGATTCCAGGCTCGCTCTGATACACCATCAGGACGGACAGATGTACAGGCGACAGATTTAGCAGCTTCTAAAACGGTTAAAAACAAAAGACGGCGGTACGCTTCAATGACGATGTGGTGCATAGTTTGGCTCCTCCTTAGGAGCCATTATATCCGCCACGACCGATGGCACGCCATCGGTTTATCTCGTCCGCGTACCAAATCATTAACCGTCTGCGCTCGTCTAATAGCATCGCCTTATTATAAACGCCGCGCACACCGCTGATGATATGGGCCAACTGCAATTCGATCGCATCAACTGACCATAGCCCGCTTTCGTGGGCGTGTGTGCTAAAAACCTTGCGGAATCCATGTATCGTCATCTTGTCCCGCCAGCCGGACTGCGTGATAACGTGCAAAGGGCGGTGTCCGCCGATGCCGCCAAATAAAAGGTCTCCGGAAATTCCGCGCCGCGCGCGCTCAACCAGCCAAGCAGATAACAAATCCACAACTTGAGGCGCGAGTGGGACGACATGTGGCCGCCTCATTTTCATGCGCGCTGCAGGGATCGTCCATGTTGCCGTCTCAAAATCAAATTCGGACAACTCGGCATTGACTGCCTCGCCCCGGCGGACAGCAGTATAAGCAATCAGCCAAAAAGCAGTAACAGCGGCCATATCCAACGCGACATGAGTATCGACAGCCCCTAAAAACTCAGGCATTTGGACAGATGATAAATGCCTAAATCCCTTGTATTTATATGGCGGTAAAGCAATATTGAGGCCGTCTGCAGGATTATTCTCGCACCATCCTTTCACTTTGGCATATCGGTAAACCCCACTGATCACTTGCAGCAAACGGCGCGTCTGAGACGGGGCATTCACGCCGAAACGTTCGACACATTCCAAAATCTCATAGGGTTTTATTTTATGGATACGCTTATTGCCAATGGCCGGATATACCCACAAGACCATACGCTCACGCGTATATTTCTGCACCTGTGCGCAGCAATGTGCCAGGCTCATAGACAAATACTCTTCAGCAGCCGCCCGAAACAAAGGCGGCCGCCTAAACAAGGCGGCCCACATCTCACACCTCCTTGCCCAAAGCTCTTTCCTGCACCAGTCTGGCGAGCTTTTTATCAATCGCCAGATCGACTTTGCGGCAATATTGCCCATATGTCTTATATTTTGCGGTAAAAATAGACTCAGGAAGGAGGATAACGACAGGGGAGGAAAGTATACCGAGACCGTAAATGATTTTGCGGACTGAGTAGCCATTTTCGACTTTTTCGATGGTATATCGGGTAGTATCTTTAATCATGTCAGCTCCTTTAGGAGTTGGCGGGCCTTTATTGACCCGCCTAAAGTGTATTTACAGATAGTTTTCAAATTCAATTTGGGCGGCGGCTCCCATCTGATCTTTATCAATCAGGCCATCCATATTCAAAACGATTCCCCCGGCAAATTCATTATTGACCATTTCGCGCCATTCTACCCGACTCATTTCTTTCATATTTTCCCAATCCAAAGGAGAGCTGCCTTCAGAAAGAGCGGTCAAATCGTCCATCAGCTGGCCCACGTTGTATTCGTAGCTGCAATGGCAGAAGAACTTTTCTTCGAAACTTTCCTCATTTTCCCCATCATCGTACCAGATGCCGAGATGGAGACCGCCGCCGTTATCTTCAAAAACCGCAAATCCGGTTACGCCGTTTTCAGAGATGCCTTTGATGAGTTGTTCGATATTTTTCATGATTGATTTCCTTTAAGGTTATTCAGGCTTGCTTTGTGCTTCCTGATGAGTTGCATTATACGCGATATTTTCGCGTAGTCAACAATATTTTCAAAATTATTTCCGGTAAAACAAAAAGGCCGTCTGAAACAGGTTTTAAACCCCATTTCAGACGGCCTTTAATCCAGCTTTAAAAGTCCCAACCCTCCATCATTCCTGCCAACCTCCCAGTAAATCCACCAACTCACCAAGAATCGTACTCAGTGCGGCCTCCATCAGTAGCTGTGTGGCATAAGCCATACTTTCCGCATCATCACAGCTGCCTTCAGCTTCTTCCTGTACAACGTCCAGCCATTGGATACGTTTCAGTGTTAAATCCTGTGTCAGAATAAATGCTACGCGGTCATTCCATACCAAGCCAAGTTCGGTTACTTTCATGCCGTTTTTGGCGTGTTGTACCACATCTTCGGCGGTAAGGTCTTTGCGGCTGATTTTAACTTTGGGGGCAACATCACCCACACCGACCAGGGTAACATCACTATCCAACACAAACCGCCCCTGAGCTTCGCCCTGCAACAGCCAATTGGTCATCAATGATGCCGGCGATTGACGGGTAACCGGATGTTGAGCAGACAAGCCGCCAAGGGCTTCTCGCAACTTGGTCAGCATATTTTCAGCCTTGCGGCGATTTGCCGTATCAACGAATAACCACTCGCCAGCAAATAAACCATAAGTGCGGCTGCTTTTAATCAACGCTTTAGGCAGCAGGTCGTCGATAATTGCTTCGCGTAATTCATGCTTTTCTCTGCGGCCGACATTACGGCCTTCGGCAGTTTGGATCTTAACAACCTGTTCGTCCAATTTATGCTTGATGGCCGCACTGGGTAATACTTTTTCTTCTCGCATCAAACTGATAAGCATAGTTTTTTGAGCTTCAAAAATAATAGGGTTCCCAAATGGCACCGGAGAACAAAAGCCTTCACTAAACCAGTCTAATCCGGTAGGAGAACAAAACCAGTTTTCTGCAATTGCTGTTTTGAGGCGTTCAGCTTCTGGCAATTCAAACACACGGAATGGAGTAACTTGTTTAAACCACATATCTAATCCTTTTTTCAAAAATGGCGAGTTGTTCCCCGCCGTGGGTCAATTTGCTTTACTCAGCCTTTTTGCGGCCTCAAACTCAACCGCATCCATCAATTTCTTGATGTTATAAGCCGTCATCTGCGCCATCGTCAGTTCGCCTTGCGGCTCCAAATCGCCGTCATAACTAATGGTCACGCCGTTCAGGCCGTTTACTGGCATCTCGTCTTCTATCGTAATAACAATTTTCGCCATCACGCCAACTCCTGCTCAGTAGGCTCAATCACAAAATCCTCAAGCCCCGACACAATCTTAATTCCCGGCACTTGGCCGTCTGAAAAACGCTCTTTTTGATTCAGGATGGCGTCTTTGTCGATTTCCTTTTTAGTGCGGACAAACTCGGCAAAGGCGGATTTCTCCGAGAGCCACGCCAAGACGGCGGCCACGCCCGTTACCTTGACGGATGGCGGACGGATGCGCCATTTAATCAGGCCGGTAGTAAAGTCCACTGTTTTGGTTTTACCGTTTTCCGTCAGCTCGTCCTTATGTGCCTCGCAGTATGCGGCCACACGTTCGGTCAGGCTCATGATTTCGGCACACATCGGCGCGGCTTTGGCGGCATATTCTTCTTCGATGACCGCTTTTTTGTCTCCGGCTTCGGTTTCCAGGCGTTTGACTTCGCGCTGCAAATCGCCGATTTTGCGGATAAACGCAGTAACTTCCGCTTTGTCTTGTGCCGCTTCGATAGCGGGTTGTTTGATTCGGGTTTTAGCCATTTGCTTTTTCCTCCAGTTTGTTGAGTAGTTGATATACTTCGCTTGCTTCAAATCCTTTAGTTTCAGCAAAACTGATAAAGGCATCCCAGTCTTGCTCTAAATATTCGTCCAATAGACGGTACTCGTGCGGTTCAATCATGATTTTTTCCTTTT